TTGTAATTCCTATTTTAAAAAAAAAAAAAAAAACAAAAACCAATTAAAAAAAATTTTTAATTATTAAAAAAAAAAAAAAAAAAAAAGAAGTGCCTCTCAGCACTCCTTCTTCACACCTCAATTATTCTCCCGTCCTTCATCTTAAACCACATCTTCCCGTCCTGCTCTACGATGACCTCGTCAACAAAGACTCCCCACATCCCAGCATCGAACTCATACACCTCTCCCAGCTTCTCAGTCTCCCTGATGAGCTTCCGCAGTTCTGTGGCTCTGGCCTTCTTGCTACTGATCTGGTTTCTTAATCCATTAAGCTCTGCCTCTGCCATCTCGTAGCGGGTTACAAGCTCATCGTAGCGTTTCCGATACTCTGTCTGATCAAGTGGCTTTCTGGCGTTCTCCTCGACAGCCCTTTGGATAAGGCCCGCTGTTGCATTCACCTCATCGGCTGCCTGCTGCTCCTTTTTCTCAAGCTCTGAGGTGTCCGAGACTATCTTTACCATTTCCTTAAGGTCATCAATCCTCCCGCTCTTCTCCTTTGCGTAGTCATTCATGGCTTTCACGAACCGCTCCTTAATCTCCTCTTCCGAGAAGTGCGGCGTCCGGCAGGGTTTTCCCTTTACCTTGTACTTGTAGCCGCACTGCCAGATGACTTTACGGTAGGGGTCGTTGGAGTGCCAGACCCTTGGTACGAAGTATTCTCCGCAGTCTGCACACCTGATCTTTGACGAAAATATACTGACCCCTGAGTACCGGCCTTTACCACTCCGCCTCTCAATCTCCGCCTGCACTAGGTCAAAAGTTTCTTTCGTGATGATCGCAGGGTGGTGGTCTGTCAAGTAGTACCGCTTAAGCTCGCCCTCATTCTTTTTCATCTTCTTCGTAAGAAAATCGACCGTGTAGTTCTTCTGGAGCATCGCATCACCCTTGTACTTCTCATTGGTGAGGATGCCCTTTACCGTAAGTGGTGCCCAATTCTTCTTATGCCCCGGGGTCTCTATACCTTGCTCAGTAAGCCTCTTTGCTATGGCATTGTAAGAGAGGCCTTCCAGGAAGAGCCTGTAAATCTTTCTTACTACCTTAGCCTGTTCCTCGTTGATCACCCATTCGCCATCTTCTCCCTTGTCGTAGCCTAAGAACCTCGAGTAAGCGACTGACACCTTCCCATCAGCGAATCTCTTTCTCTGACCCCATGTACAGTTCTGGCTTATCGACCTTGACTCTTCCTGCGCAAGGGAACTCATTATAGTGATAAGCAGTTCTCCCTTGTCATCGAATGTCCTGATATTCTCCTTTTCGAAATAGCACTCGACTCCATGCTTCTTAAGGTTTCTGATGTTCTGGAGCGAATCGACCGTGTTACGTGCGAATCGGCTCACGCTCTTTGTGATGATAAGGTCTATCTTTCCGGCAAGGGCATCGGAGATCATCCGGTTGAAACCCTCTCTGTGCTTTGTGCTGGTAGCCGATATGCCGTCATCAGTGTAGACCCCCACGAACTCCCATCCATCGTGGTCCTTAATGTAATTCGTATAGTAGTCAACCTGTGCATCGAAGCTGGTCTGCTGTTCCTCGAAGTCCGTGGAGACCCTTGCGTAGGCAGCGACCTTACGCTTGTGTTCATCATTTATAGGAGCCTGCGTGTACCGCTCCTTAGTCGCTGGTATTATGTGAACTTCCCGTCCTGCCATGCCTTACACCTTCCTTCCATTGCTGTCTTACTCTCTCGCCCTGCTGTCTGCGTCTTTCCTCTGTCCAGCTGTCCTGATTGCCATTCGTGGTAATGACACGTGTGGCTGTCGTACCATCAGCCAGGATGAAGTCGAGCCTGCTGTCCGCGATGGTAATGTGGTCGACCCTTTCGTCAAACACATCAGCATCAAAGCTCTTTAAGCCGAGTACATCACAGGTAGCCTCCATGATTTTCGCTTCCCTGATGCGCTTTGCCGGACACCTGTCTGCTCCTTTTCTGTTTGACGTGGAGCACCGCCAGACGTAGTACTTCTCGCCGTCCCCATGCTTTCCGCTCCTGCGTGAAGTCCTTGTGTAGTTATGTCCGCAGTGGCCGCAGACGAGCTTTCCTGTAAGGCAGGAGCAGTTCGTTCCTGGAATGGAAGCATAGCCTCCGTCCTCCCTTCGCTTGATCTCGTCCTGCACCTCCCGGAAGGTCTCCATTGGAATGATCGCCTCGTGAGTGTTCTCCACATAATACTTTGGCATCTGCCCGTAGTTGACATGCATCTTGTGCGGCACACTCTCATCCGAGTAGTACCTCTGGAAGACCATATTGCCTGTGTAGAACACGTTGATTAGCATCTTCCTTATCGCCTGACCATCGATGCGGTCGCCATAGGTGTTTGTGATGCCCTCTGCTGCAAGCTTTGCCTCAGTCTTCTCAGGCGAGATGCCGTTCAGGTAGTTGCGAAAGCACCGCCTTACCACCTCCGCCTCTTCCGGGACGATGACAAGGTCATCATCAGCCCATCGGTATCCGTAGATGTGGTAATGTGCATGTGGCAGGCCCTGTTCGAACTTCTTCCTTCTCGACCACCTGACGTTTGCTGAGATGCTCTCGCTTTCTGCCTGTGCAAATGCTGCAAGGAGCGTGAGAAGAAGTTCTCCGTCCCCGGACATGGTGCTTATGTGCTCATCCTCAAACCGCACCTCAACACCGATAGCCTTGAGGTGTCTTACTGATTCGATCAGGTCTACCGTGTTTCTCGCAAACCTGCTGATGGACTTTACCAGGATGATGTTGATGTGGCCTTTGTCACATTCTTCCATCAGTTCCTTAAAGCCCGTCCGCTTGCTTGTCCCGCCGCCTGAGATGCCGTCATCCGAGAACACCCCGGCGTACTCCCAGTCCGGATTCGACTGGATGAGTTCCGAGTATCGGCTGATCTGAGCGGAAAGCGAATGCTGGAGCTTCTCTGTCTCCATCGAAACTCTGGCATAAGCTGCGACCCTTTTTCTTTTTATGAGGATCTTCTTCACTGGCTCTATCACTTGAATCTGCGCCATTTTAAGCCTCCTTTCCGCTTTCCATGTTCCCATCATCTCAGCTACATAGCAAGGACTTCTCCTGCCATAAAGTACCGATTTTTGGCTTGTATTTCTGCCTCATCTTTGTATCAAATGCACAAAGCTCTTCATCGGTTATGAGGCCCCGCTTTAATAGGCTTTTAGCCATATCCATCGAAGCCATATAACAAAACTCATTCCCCGAATCTATCTTTGATGTAGCACTCGTGTGAGCAGTATTTTCTGCCAGAATTTCCATAGCTTATGAACTCCTTTCCGCAGTATGCACATGTGAGGTGGTGCATCCCCTTCCCGGCCTTATGCTCTGTCCTGTGCAGTGACCACCATCTGGTACGACAGGTCGCATCGCAGAACTTCTTTTCACGCTTGCCGGGTGTCTGTGCGAGAGGCTTACCACAGAAGAGGCAGACGCTGGACTGTGTCTTCTGCTGAGGCTTTATACCATGCCGCCTGCAATATGTCTTTATGGTGTCAGCCGAGATGCCTGTAGCCTGTGATATCTCACGGCAGGACATCCCTCCCTCTCTCATCTCTGTTATCTTTTCCCTCTGCACATCAGTCATGAATGCACCTCCTGAACCTCGTTACTTTTCCCCTCCACCCTTAGTACTTCATATGGGAGCGATTTGTTCAGGGTAATTTCTGAATAAATGCTTCCTTCACATAAGAGTTGAAATGTTAACATTCCCTCTTACTTCTGAAGGCAAAGAGGATGGAGCAGATCTTTACCCCTTCATCAGGAAGCCGACAGAAATAGGTGTTTTTTGTATCTCCTGAGTACATAGGGGAGTTTTTGTGACGAAATTCCGGTAAAAAAGTGCAAAAAAAAATAAGACCGGGCAGGTTGTGCGCCTGTCCGGTCCAATATATTTAACTAAAATCCTTATCAACACTCATATTTATAAAGTTTCCTCCATAGCCCCATGATACTTTTTTACATTCATAATTGAACAGTCCAAATTCATCACTTTTTTTACATGCATTTACAGCTTTATCAAAGTCTTTATTCGTTACACTTTTATCAAGTGTCTTACACATGTCACGCATTACCTGAAGCTCATATTTATTTATGCCTAGGGATTCCGTTAGATAAAATCTGATGGCAAAATAATCTTCTGCAGTGCGCTCACCCCACACTTGAATCGAAAAACCATTCTTCATTCCGATTCCTATGCCATGCACTGCGACATCCTTGGAACTAAGCATACTGCTTTTTATTTTATACTTGGCTGACTTATTATACTTTGTAATAAAGGCGTTAATCTCCTTGTCCTTAGAGTAAATCTTTTTTTTTTCTTCTTGCCCTTATCTTTATTTTTCATATTCTGCAGAACTTGAGCATTGTATTCCTTGCTCTCTTCTGGGCTCATCATGGCATATTCTTTTTTTCTTGTCTTTCCACATCCCATGAGAACAGACGCAGATAATGTAAGTACAAGCATTATATAAATAATTTTATTGTCTTTGTTCATATTTAGCATTTCTTTCTAAAGACAATTATATCAGACTTCCTACTTCTTTAACAGTTCATTCACTTTCTTCTGCACAGCCTTGTAGTCCAACCCAAGAGCCTCAATCCTCTTCTTCCGCTCAGCTCCGTTACCGTACTTCCCGGCGATCACATCACGGGCTGCCTGCTCGGTCTTTGATAACTTCGTGGTGGCGGGTTTCTCTTCGTAACGGAGCACATTGCTCCATGGGTAATTTCTGTAAGGCCTAATGAGAAATTCCCGTCCGGTCTGGTCTCCCGGCTTCCCACCACGGGCCTTGCCCCTCTCATTGATGGAGGCCTCGACCTCTTTCCCATTCCCACAGTGCATGGCTGTATGCTTTCCTTTGCGGAGCAGAACATCTCCTCTGCGCAGACCCTTCCCAGACTTAATGTCTACCTGAGAAGTCACGTCCTTAAAACCGCACTTGAGGAACACCTTATACATATTGCCTGTGAATGTGGCTCCGTTGTCTTTGACCGGAACTCCTGCGCTCTGCCATGCAGAGATCACGGCTGCAGAACAATCGTAGTCGCCCCGTTCGCCCCAGCGATAGGTCTGATTGTAGCCGTGAGAATTGTCACGGGCCTTGTCTTCCATCCATCGGATGGCTTTTTCTGTCTTAGTCATAGTAGTACCCCTTTCTGGTAAAGTATGCTATAATGTCAGCCGAAACGGAACTTCTGATTGACCGTTTCACTCATGTAACCGTGCCGCCTGTTATGACATGAAATCTCAGGCAGGTGGCCTTTTTATTCATTTCATCAAGAAGAGTATTGCTCTTGGCCTTCTGTCAGACCTCATTACATTTCAGTATCAAATCTATTTCATAACCCCTTCCAGACAGGATGCAAAAGAGCAGGCTCTCTCTTCTACGAGATTCTCGAATACAACTTCGGATTTCTCGAAGTTTTCCGCTCCTGCCACGCATTCTGTGATACACTTCCTTCCATAAAGGAGGTGATCAGATGGTCGATCTTACTGAAGAACTCATGGCCATAAATGGTGTAGCTGAGATACTGTGGGTCTTCGCAGGCTTTAAGGACACTGATATGGCATCAATGGATGACAGTTTCTTCGTTCTCTGGCAGGTACTGAGGAAGGTATACCAAGACATAGGGGACAAGACTGGCAATGCCAGACCAGAGCACAATACCATGATCGAATCCGAAGCAAAAGAGCTGCTTGGCGAGCTTGCTGATAAACTTAAAGATATCAGTAAAGAGTAAAAAAAGGCAGGGGCCACAAACCCCTGCTCTTCTTATCCCATTAACGGAAGGGACAGCCGGGATACGAGGATCACCCCCTCTCTTCGTTCTTACTGAACTGCTTGTAAATCTGGTTGATTCCGGTTGCCGCAAACCCGCTCACGATTCCTACTGCCAGTGCAGTAAGTACATCTGTGGCAGGGAAATCCGGCATGTGGTAAAGCCCCACTACGCCGAGGATTGCTCCCACGATTCCGCAGATAACGGGGATCCAGTTATCCGGCAGTCTCTTCACTGCCTTACAGACCTCACCAGCCAGATAGGCAATCACTGTGATAGCTGCAACACTAGCTATTCCTAAATCCATAATGCTACACCTCCTTCTTTTCCTTCGAGAAACTCGAAACTACTGTATCTGAAGATACACGGGTTACACACTCATGCTCATAATATGATGGTGGTTCGATTGGCAGTTCCAGACATCTGGTGTACAGATTCTCACCTGTACCGTTTCCTCCGAGTGCCTTGTATGGCTTATACATACACTCCAGATTGTGCCTGTCGTTCAGTCCGCACCATCCCTGCTTAATATAAAAGCTGCATGACTCAAATAATCGGTCATGCAGCAGTGCGAGCATCCCTGCCTTGAGCAGGCTGTATTCTGTTTTCTTCAGAGACATTTTGTTCCACATCGCTGTCAGCACAGCGATTATGAGCACAAACAGTTCCTGCACCCAGTACTTTACGATAAAATCTACCATTGGCTGTCACCTCCTTTAATATGGACAGTCCTCTCCATATACATCTTCGTAATCCTGCTGGTTTCCTATCTGTATTCCCTTAAGATATTGTTCCGTTGTAGTGATACGACACCTGAATCTTATCTTTCCGTCAGTTATCATCTTCTGCCATTCAGCCATCGGTATATCGTGTATCTCCTGCGCTGTGTTTCCAGTGACAGTAATATCAGTCATGTCACTCCAAGCTCCTTCAGAATACTTCTTATAAGTGATCCCTCCGTCAAAAGAGATCTGAAAAGTCAGCAGATCATCTGCATCTATCCATACCCGGTTGACCTTGTAATCTATGGCAATATCTCCGGTATCCACATCCATGTATGCCGGCTGCCCGGTCTGAATCGCAGTATTCGAAAGACCTGCATCCTTTTCACACCATCTGAGGATATCCAGATCACCGATGGAACTGTAAGCTGAATATGACGGAAGCGTATCTATCCCATAAGTCCTGAAAATTTCCGCTGTAAGTGCTGTTTCCGTAAGCACTTCCGGGGTTCCGTCTTTTATCGTATAAAGCCTTCCTCCGGAATTTCTGAAAAGATATCTTATGGCAGGATACTCCGGTTCATTAAACCCGCTTTCAACTGTCCATGATGTGCCGTCCTCGTCAGCCGGAATGAAGGTAAATTTATCACCATCTGCTGAAGGTGCATAGGTGACACTGCTTCCTGAAGCCCATACAAGTGAACAGGTTCCGTCATTATACGTTGTCGGCCAGTCAGATATGTACAGATAGATACAGTGGTTACTCATCAGAATAACATCGAATGTCAGGTGGTATTCATCTGATGTTTTGCTGTAATAACTGTAACCGTCCCATCTTATTCTCAGAAACTTGTAGATGCCTCCGATTGTTCCTGTCTGACCCCATGTGTTATATGCAACCATATCTCTCTGATTCACGTTAAGCAGGGAATATCTGCTGTAACTTGTGGAACTGCTAAGATAAATACGTCCATCACCATCTGCATGTATATACGACACTACATTACCATTATATTTGAACCAGTCTGTTCCGGTAAGCTGTGTCCTTCCCATATCATTTTTTGTGTTATCAAGAGGCTTTTCAGTAAAGTTGTCGAGATCAGCCACAAGTGCATCAAGATTGTTGTAATTCATCAGAACACCACCTCCGTTATCACTCCGGAATATTCAGATGGCTTTACCCCAACGGCTACCACTACTCCGGAATCCACTGTTTCTGCTGTACCCGTAAGTGTTTCCTTTTCTGACAGCATGGCAATCCTGATTCCGCTGTCATCGCTTATGACAGACATGCCTGCCTCTGCTGCATCCGATGCTGAATATTCCACACCATTATCCATGCTTATCCTCTTACAGTCCTCCGTGTAACTGTAGGAAGATCCTTCTTTCCTGCTCTTCCATGCAGGATATGCAGTCTGGTAAAGTTCGTCACTCACATGAATATGGTGCATATAATTCAGATTATCAATTTCACTGAACAGTTCATCTCCTGCCGCCTTGAAGATAAAATAAGCATCACCTATCCTCTGCGCATCAACACCATTATGCAGTGATATTGACGGATATGATGCTGCACTTTTCCCATCTGAATCCTGAAATTCCATATCCGGAAAATCTGCTATCAGTCTGTCTCCTCTTGTATCCAGATAAATGGTACCTGTCCCCCTGAAGATTCTTATCCCTCTTGAAAAGATAACCCTGCAGCCCACAGAAGAATATCCTGTTGCTGAGATTTCCTTCACCCCAGGCGGTATAACGACTGTAAGCGGATACCACAATGACCCCGAACCGTTCTGCATCAGTTTATATATCTTTTCAACGGAAAGCGGGATTGACACTCTCTGGAGCATCGGACAGTATTCAAGTACAGAAATACCGCCATAATAACTTGCCCCAAGACTTTTCACCTGGCTCGAGTAATTGACCTCCACGAGATTGCCGCAAAGCTTTCCTGTTGTTTCACTGTCATTGAGACTGCCCACATCCACAAGCAGTTCCTGACTGTCCTCTGCCCATAATGATATATCATAATCTCCTGCCTCTGCGTATGTATGAGTAAGGCTGAGACCGCTGTATGATTCATCACAGGCATGGCTTTCTGTATCCGTTCCATCGCCCCAGTTGATATACATCGTGCCGCCATATGCACCTCCTCCGTATTTCACAGTCAGGCCGTCGTCTCCCAGATGTATAAAGCAGTGCGTTTTATTATCCACCGTTGTGTATACCGCCCCTACATCGAGAGGCAGTTTTACTTTTTTTATGTAATCAAGATCCGGCTCGTTCCATCCCTGAAACAGAAGATTCTTATGCTGTGGCGGAGCAGGAAATTCTGTAAGCTGTGATGCTTCCTCAAATGAGTACGCATACAGGAGCTGCCCGTTATAATCATAGAAGTTTATATCCTTCGGTCTGTCCGGAAGAACAGATTCGCTCACTGCGGTCTCACTTATCTTCCCGGGCATCTCATCAAGTGTAAGGCTGTCTGACTCAGACATTCCTGCTTTCTGCTTTACCGCATTGGCTATCGCAAGTATCTTTTCTCTCTTAACTATAATATTCATCTGCCACCTCCATCTTTATCTGCTGTACCGTCCGGGACAGTTTACTGTCAGAATCCAGAACAACCTTTATCAGTACACCATCATACGGGATATTCGTAAAGACATATTTACTGTCATATTTTTCTGTCATAAAGAGTTTTATCTCATCTGTTTCATTTCCAAGTTCATCATCCGTTTCTCTGTAGAACACATCGCAGTTTATGTTTCCTATCTCAGAGTTCCTCACCATATCATAAATGCTCCGATAATTACCGGAATATCCCATCTGGTTGAAACCACCGTATTCTGTATCATAAGTGATATCCAGGTACGTACCGCCTGCTGATCTGCTGCCGACTGAATTCAGTGCTTTTCTTATTCCGTCAGACGTGACAGGATTACTGCTCCCGGCTGTAGGGGTATCATCAAATGTCATACTGATCCCGGCATCTGAAAGTGCCTTTTTTATACCATCCGATGTGACGGGATTACTGCTCCCTTCTGTCGGGGTGTCATCAAATGTAAGGTTCACCTCTGTATTATCACTTTTCTCATCAAGTGCCTTTTTTATACCTTCAGATGTAACCGGGTTTTTACTGCCATCCATCGGTGTATCATCAAAGGTCAGTTTATCCTGTTTCTTTGCCAGCGCAGATGTGGTGGCCGTGCCTGACGACAGATTTGTGAAATCCGTTTCCAGCTTTCTGAATATGGCTACGATAGCATCCCTGACTTCCTCACCCCTGGATGCTTTCTGTATGGCACTTATCTTATCATCAACATCAGACATAACGGTCTTCCTCCTTCGTAAAAGTCAATAAGTGTATCTGGTTCCTGTTTCTATATAATCCTTCAGATAGTTCCGCACATCTTCATCACTACTGCTTCTTTCATAATGAGAACTCCAGACCTTGCTTCCGCCTTTGCCATGCCAGTCATCGCCATCGGTCAGATTTCTCAGAAGAAATACTCCGTCATTATCCACAAGATTGTTAATATGCGGGTATTGATCATAATAGTATGATGTTTCTCCGTCCTCTGTCATCGGAAGCTTATAGGCAATAAGTTTATTGTTTTCATCAGCATCAACAAGAGATTCCGGTTTGACTGTTGTTATATCCACCGCTTTTTCTATATCCCCCTGGCACTTCACATCTCCGTTATATGCAAGAGAGGGGACATAATACAGATATTTAAGATACCTTCCACGTATTGCAAACCAGATCTTGCTCTGAAAATAAGGGTATGGATACTCTTCAACCCTTCTGTAAATCTGATCGATAAGACTCTGCTCAATCTCAGCATCATGATTGTATATGAGCTGCATACCATACTGATTTACTGTATCAGTACAGTATCTGGTATTCTGTTCAACAATACTTGCCCACGTTTCAGGGTCTCCGAAATAAGATATCATATTCGGATATACCTGCCTTTCTCCGACATATATCTTTGAGATACGCTTATCCCCTACGGAAATTATCTGGTTGATATTATTGATCTGGTGTCTTTTGCCGGAAATATTAAATATCACTCCGTGCCAGTTCTGATCTCGTATGTTAGTATTCATTATCACTTCTCATTCTCATAAACAAAATATATTGTATGCTCATCCTTCTCCTTAAGAGCATTATATTGAAAGCACTGCCCTATCCAGTGTTTATACAGATTTGCATCTCCCGTCCTTTCCTCCTCTTCCTTTACAAGCTCATCTACGGTTTCTTTCAGTTCTTCCAGATCATCATTAAGTTCATCTACATTATCCGTCACCTCTTCCACAGCTTCCTGCGCCTCTGCGTCAGTCTTTTCTGCGACGATCTCCGTCAGCTCCTGCACGGGCATCGTCCCGAGCGTTATCTGCTTGGTTCCGGTATCAAGGCTGTAGCTTATCTTCGTAAGCGGCAGTTCCCTGTCTACGAGATGCGGATTCGATATGCATCTGATGGTCTGCCCCACCATGAATTGTTCATAAGTATCATTTATGAAATGCAGTTCCGATGCATCACACTCGATGGCAATCTTGTCAAACTGCAGGCTCGCCAGATATTCCTGCCCGTCTTTTAAGAGAGTCTCCGGCTGTGTCACTCCATCGAATGTCACTGCCCTCGTTATCTTCCCATAGATTTTTGCAGCATCGCTCTCGATTATCTTACTCCCATTGTTCACAGATTCGACAGTAAGCGGGACCTTCGTTGTTTCATCCTCTGCTCCAAGTGGGAAAACACAGGTTGCGATTTCCGTGCCGCCGATACTGCTGCCGATATCCAGAAGATTCAGCCCGAACTCTATCGGCTGATTGCAGGTGTACGGCAGTTCAGCAAGCCAGTCGATATAATTGATGCCGTTCTCTTTCCTCACAAAGAAATAACCGCCTTCGGCCTTCAGGCACTGGCGGTCAAGAACATCCTTCGTCTGCTCATAATGCAGTTTCCGGTACACTTTCTTATCCGGTATCGTGATGTTTCCCACAGTGAACTGTCTGTTACTGTCCACCTGACTGTTATGATTGGAAATGACTGTGCTGAAGAATTCATGGATGGATACACTCGTGTACTCATGAAACTCCTGCACAGAATCATTAAGGAAAGCGAGTGCTCCTTCACAATGCACATGCTTCTGCCGATAGAAATCTGTCTTTATCTCTATAGGCCTCCCGAACCATATCAGTGTATCACCTTCATACACTTCAATATCAGTGTTTAAGAGCATTATGCTGTTGTAGAACACATGGCTTGCAGGCATCGTGAAATCGAGACTCCCGGAAACATTCACCTCTGTCTCAAGTGTGGGATCCAGAAGGATCATATCCTTATAGTCGTAATCGAAGATGGAGACTCCATCCGCAAGAATTCTGTAAATCATAGGCTCTTCCCCAGTGAATAATCTACCGTCACCCTGGCTGTCCCGGTAAACGTCATATAGTTATTTCCATGTTTCAGTACAATACCTGTGTTTTTATTCTCTCCTGCAGCCAGACTGTATGTATTCTTTCCAAATGTGACCGAGACCTCTGCCGAGCATATAAATATCGGTGATGCATCCTTTATACCAGGGTTTATCATGTTGCGATCCATAGTACCTCCCACATCGAAAGTCCCATAGTAGATTACATTACTGAACAGGTCATCCCACAGCCAGTCCATGTCCTTTGTGGAATCCAGTCCGTATTTGTACGGATCCAGATTATAGTCGAGGACTATCTTCGAGTTCTGCTCCTCCGAAGTCCAATCATTTACAGACACCCTGCCCTGATAGAAGAAATCCGGATCATCTGTAAGATAAATCCGCTGTTCCTTCCCATGGATATTCATGAGGATATCCGTATAGATATCCATCCACCGCTCTCCCGGCTTAAGCCAGAACTCCCATGAGCCTGTCCGTCTGCCGTATCTGACAGAACCAGTCAGGACTGTGGTGTAATCGAGCTGACCGTCTGCTCCCGGCACATCTATGTAATTCGTCTTTACCTCCGGAGGAGATACATGGAGTCTCGACTGAGGCACCATGCCCCATTCTTTATAGGTATTGTGTCCTCCGATAGTAACTGAATGCTGCATCAGCCCCTCTGCCTCCTTCCTGCTATCACACCAAGCTGTCTGTTCATCTGCGGAGCAATGCTCCCGACGAGCGTTCCGCTGTCGAGGACTACCTGCGTATTGCTCATCTGCGGAAAATACTTACTCATGATGGAAAGTAGCTGACTTCCAAGAGACTGTATCGCCTTAACCGTAGCTTCAGAGCCGGACGCATCGGATATCATGCTCATGAGCCTGTCAGTTCCCACGACAAGTTCAGAGCCGTTACCGTCACCGAATCCCTTCATTCCTGCCGGAGTAGCAAGAACTGTCGGACTGTCGAACATCATCGCATTGTCATATGCTTTTCTGTACCAGTCTACGGAGATCTTAGGTACTGATGGCGGCTTGAGGGACAGCTTTCCTGTCAGCTTGAAATGCGGAAGTTTTATCTTCGGAAGGCTCAGTTTACAGTTTGAGAAGAATCCCTTCACCTTGGAAAGCCCATTGCTTACCACAGTTCCGATGGTTCCCATCTTCTCAGAGAAGACACTCTTCAGTTCTCCAAGCTTTGTCTTTGCAGTAGAAAGAGCATTACCAAGTTTGCCTCCTGTCGCCTTGTTTATCACATCAAATCCGGCTTTCCATACATTCTTGTATCCTTCCACGGCAGTACCGATGACTCCCCTAATACCGCCGCCTTTTGCCTGCACGGATGCCTTGATATTATCCCATGCCTGCGAGGTGCTTGACTTCACCTTGTCCCACGCTCCGCTTATCGTGGTCTTTATACCATTGAATACATTCCCCGTATTTGTCTTAATGGTGTTCCATGTCTTTCCGAGAGAATCCTTAAGTCCTCCGGCAAACTCACCAATGCCTTTGAAGAATCCCTTGATGCCTTCCACTGCACCGGAAACAATGTTCTTTATTCCTTCCCAGAGTCCTTTCCAGAAGTTCCTGAAAGCCTCTGAGTTATTCCACAGAGCGATAAATCCGACAACAAGCGCAGCAACCGCTGCCACGACAAGCATGACCGGATTGGCAGAAAGTACTGTCCACAGACCTGTGAACACACCTTTGAGTTTCCCGATAACCACAGGAATCTTTGCAATCTGCGGAGCCAGTTTCATCACAGCCCCTACACCTGTAGCCATCTTACCTATCACGATAAGCAGAGGGCCTATCGCTGCCGCTATGCCTGCGATCGTGGTGATAAGCTTCTGTGTATGCGGATCAAGTTCCATGAACCTGTTCATGACACCGATCACATTCTCCATCAGCTTCTGGAAAGCCGGAGCCACAGCCTCACCGACCGTAACTTTAAGAACATCAAACGTGGATTTAAGCTGTTCTATCGTGCCGCCTGTTCCGGACATGAGAGCTGTCGCCATATCATTTGATGCTCCGGTCACGTCATCAAGTGCGTTCCTGAGACCCGATACATCTTCCGGTGATGCCTGGATAAGCGTGAGCCACTTTGACATCTGGTTTTTACCAAAAATGTTACTTGCAGCTTCTATCTTCTCCTGGTCGGTAAGCCCGGAAAATGCCTTGTTCAGATTGCCGATAACCTCCGGCATGGACTTCAGTGTTCCGTTCTCGTTGAAGATGGCATAAGTCTGCCCTGTCGATAAGCCCAGCTTATCCATTGACTTTGCACCCTCTGATGCAGGCGATGCAAGCCTTGCCAGTCCGGTCTTTAATGCATTAGCACCCTCCGAGCCGGAGATACCAGCATTACCGAACACACCCGTGAGAGTCGCCAGATCCTTCACATCCCATCCGACCGTCTTGCAGATAGGACCTGCGACAGATATTGATGAGAACAGTTCCGATGTGGTGGTATTCGCCTGTGCCTGCGCTTTTGCCAGCACATCGGAATACTTCGATGCATCAGATGAACTCGCACCGAACATCTTCAGCGAATTACCCAGACCGGATGTGACTTCCGAGAGATCGGTTCCGGTGCCTGCCGCTAAGTCCATGGCAGGAGTCAGCATATCAGTAGCTTCTTTTGCCGTAAATCCCTGTCTTGCAAAGTTAAGTGTAGCGTCTGTAGCATCCTGCATACCATAGACAGAACTCTTGGCAGAAGTTCCTATCTGCTTCCACAGTCCCTCGAAATCCTTCGCAGTGTTGGAAGTGTTTCCCATGGTCTGCTTTACCAGATTGAACTGCTTGTCCACATCACCGAAGGACTTCACTGCCGAGGCGGCACCTGCAACAACTGGGGCTGTCACACCCATGGTCATCTTCGTGCCGACTCCGGACATTTTATTGCCTACGTCCTGCACCTTCTGCCCTGCCGCAGCTATCTTCTGTGCAGATACAGAGCCGAAGTTCTCATACTCCTTTGTCAAGCCTTTCAGCTTCTGTTCAGTCTCGACTATCTCGCGCTGAAGGGCATCATACTGTGAAGTATCAACCTTCCCGGCATCGACCATCTGCTTCTGTGCTTCCTTAAGAGTAGAGAGCTTCTGTTTTGTGGCATCGATCTCCTTACCCATTGCAGAGTACTTCTGCTTAAGGAGATCAGTATTCCCCGGATCAAGCTTGAGGAGCCTGTTCACATCCTTAAGCTGCATCTGGGTACTGCGCACTTCCTTCTCTACATTCTTAAGCGCAGTAGTGAGCTTGGTGGTATCTCCATCAATCTCAATCGTAATTCCCTTTATTCTGGAGCCTGCCATGTGCTCACCTCCTTAAATTAGGCATAAGAAAAGCACCTATAGCGTTTACCCATAGATGCCTAATATTGATGATTATTTATTTTATCTTTTATCTTTTTCTTCTATCAACTGATATAATTCAGAAGGAGATTTTTTTGATAAGGAACTATCCCTACGTAGCATATTTACAACATTGTTTTTTGAGCAATATTCTTCTGCCTCATCTCTTAAATAGTTCTCCTGATCCATCAAATACACTTGAAACTGATGAAATGGAAAAACAACTGCTTTAACATCTCTAATGAGTTGAACTATATCTTCATCTGTTGATTGATAATAATATTCTTTTACTATAGCTCTAAGCTTTCTGTTATCATTAATCCCCACCTCAAGAAGAGCACTTATCAAGCATTCCATACCATACTTGTATGCATTTTCCACATCATCGTCTCTGTATTTTATCTTATCTACATCATTGACAATACTATCACGTATTTCATGAGATGCTGTCTCTGCCATATAACGTCCAGTGTCTTTCAATCTATTGCCTAAATCATCCAAAAATCCCATGCGTCCTCCTTCATTCTTGACTTTATTGCTATCTATGAATGGATTATCGCATAATAACACAATAGTTACAAGTCAGAAATTATCAAAGTCCTTCTGGTCAGCCACCTGTCTGTACTCATCAGCACACATATCATTCCCGGCTTCCACGATCAGATCCACAACCATCCCTTCCTCAATCTCATCCAGTTCTGCTAGCGTAAGCCCTGTCTGTTTCGCCCGTAAGAAGTACACAGCGGTGTTTATTTCCCGCTCTGTCGGGCGGCTCCTTTTTTTTGTGATGAGCCACTGAACTTATTACCGAGATACAGACCCACGATCTTATCCATGTTCTTAAACAGCTCCGCACCGTCAAACTGGTCTACCCAATTGATGAAATCATCGCTGCTTAAGGTGTTCATGTCCTTCTTCTCAGCCTGTGCATTCATGATGAAGGCCAGCTTATCCACTATGCCCGTATCCACATCATCTGTCTCATCTATCTTCTGCAGCTTATTCAGAAGCACCATCAGGTCCTGATGGAACACCTGTCTATAGCGTATTGCTGTGGAACCTGTGGCAAGGAATCCGAATGTCTTCTCTCCGTCCTGCGTATAAAGCTTAATTTCCTTATACATTTTCTGCTCCTTCGTAAATAAAATACCGGAAAGGAATGACCCTCTCCGGTACTGGTCAGCCCGTCACAGCGTTCTTCTTTGCGCCGGACGATGTACTTGTATCTGGCTCCGTGGTCACAGCCTTCGGCTGATAAACCTCATCATACCACTTCGTGTATGCCTCATCTGTAGTATCAGATGAAGAGCGGGCTTTCACTATGTTCTTTCCGAGTGCCTTGTCCTTTACCGATGTGGCATTGAGCGTCAGGCTCTCTGTCTGCACCTCGATGGAATCCTCCTTGGTCTGCGACTCCACATTAGGTCTTGTAGCCGTGCAGTTATACATCACATGACGTATCTGATTTACATCGCCATCAAACTCGAAAAGAAGAGCGAAGTGTATCGGCTGTGCATCCGCATCCTCGATAAGGACACCATTTCCATCCTTTACCTCACCGAGCACCTTCTCTCTGAAATCCTCCGGCACCATGGCAGACTCGAAATCGCCGTTATAACCACTGTTTGCATTTGTCACATAGTACTGAATACCATCAGCCCAGAATACCGTCTGGTCTCCCTGCGCCTCAAGAGACAGATTCACTGCTCCTGGCCAAGACACAGGTTTTTCATATGTGGCACTTCCGTCCTCTGCTATCGTAGCGATAGCATAATGTACATTCTTAAGGTTGTACTTGACCTTGTTCTTATTCGCCATCTTCTGTATCCTCCTTATCATCCGATATGGCAAAACTGAATACTACCTCATACAGCTTTTCCTCTGCTATCCATACTTCCTGCTTATCAAAGAAGATCCCGGCATCTGTAAGAAGTCTCTCCACCTTCTTCTCTGTTTCCGGATCCTTCCTGTCTGTATAGAGTTCTAAATCAACATCTGCCACCTTAAAATATGCAGTCCCATCTGCTGAGAAATTATTGCTCTCAGGCATCCGGTAACATATGAAAGGCGGCTCCGGTGACTCGCCCTCTGCAAAGTGATCATAGGCATACGGAATACCGAGTCTTTTCAATACATCAAGAACTTCATCCATTCCTTATACCTCTCTGAATATCATCCTCGAGTTTCTTAATAACCTTCTCCTCGGCAGGCTTTATGTGGCGAATCGCCCTCACTCTGCCTCCACCTCGTTTTGCATGACCGTTCTCCAGAAGGTGTGTGAGCTGATACAGCCCTGCATACAGTGTAAAGCCCAGTTCGTTCGCAGTCTCATGTATCTTTCTCTTTCTCCAGCTTCTGGCATACCTTCCGGTCCTCTTCGGAGATGTGGCTCTGAGTTCCTTCACGCCGAAATCGGCAGCCTGCTCCACGGCTTCCTTTACTGTATCAGTAACGTCCCTGGCATAATCATCCAGTTCATTCTGAATGGCCTGTGAGAGTTGTTCCGGCTTTATCCTTACATCCATAGGCTTTATCTCCTTACAAGTTCCGCAAGGAATTTGCGGCTGTGTTTCTTAAATGCCATATCATCCACATGAAGTATGTTGTAGATGCGGTCGCCAAGAACTATCCTGTATTCCGTGGATACCACGGCAGCAGTCTCGGAGCAGTACCTGACAGTGAAATTCATACGGTCGCTCTCAAGCGTCTGGCCTGCCTCATCCTCTTCCTGTCCGGTCTGACCGCTTGCAGTGGCCCAGCAGGAGAAGTAATCTTTCCACTCAATCAAATGATTCCCGTATTTATCCGTAACCACTTCATTCTTTTGAATGGTGATTCTTACGTTAAGACCGCCTATATCCATCAGAACTTCGCCTCCCTTACTCCAAAGAGAATGGCACGGAGAGTGAGGAGCAGACTGTTGTGGTCTGCCTCCTCTCTGTGCTCGTAGAGATAGGCGATGGCATACATCTCAGCGATATGCATTACCGGAGCTGATGCCCCGTCCTCAGTATCCTTTCTTGCCGCATCCCTGACGAGGGAATCGGCAGTCTGTATGAGATTTTCGATAAGAGCATCCTCATCTGAATAATCCACACGAAGATACCGCTTTACCTCGTCAAGTGATAACATTTACCTTACCTCCGGTCAGCCTGCCTTCTTTGCTCCGCTTGCAGCAGCCCCGGCCTTCAGGATCTGCACTGCCTCAGGAAGCACGAGGATTCCGTCCACACGCTCCTTTGCCACATATCCGATCATACCGTTCCCTGCAAAGAGTTCTCTGAGCTGCTGGAATGATCTCGTTCCACGGTCACCGATGTTGTAGTAGCTGTAATCTCCGAAAGCCATCACAGGCTTGTCTGCCTCAAGTGCAGGAGCGTATGCAGAAGTGTGGATTGCATATCCGCAGAGTCTGTCCGGCTCTCCTGCCTGGTATGAAGGCTGCCAGATATATGCCTGGTTCGCATCCTTAAGCTTTCTGATCTCGGCAAGAGTGGAATCATTCATGATGAATGACGCTCTCTTTCTGTATGGTCTCTTAAGCTTGTAGATGAGTGAAATCACATCATCGCTTGTAAGCGTGGTTCCGCTTAAAGTTCCGCCGATCTGGCCGCCCTTCTCCGCATCAAAGAGTCCGGTAGGCTTTCCCTTGCCATCACCGTTAAGGAAAGCATCCTCCTCGGCATTGGCGATTGCCTTTCCAAACTGGGTTGTGATGTAGTTCTCAAGACCGAATGCATTGTCGTAGAGGAGTTCCTCTGTCACCTTCACTGCCACATGCAACTTGTGTGCATCGAGCATGATCTGTCCGAAGGTCGCATCAGAGAACTTCAGCTCCCCGCCTTCCTCGATCCATGCTGCCGCAGGCTTTGTGGCTGCAATGTTGATCTTGTGCTCTCCGGATGTGGTGATCTTCGTGGCAAGAGAACGCATGATGTTCTCCTCCTCGAGCACATCGATGAGCCTGTGATCCCATTCCTCAGGAACAAGATAACCGCCATCGGCATCCACGCCTTCCTGAAGCACATTTGATACACGGGTGAAACCGCTCCTCATGGCTTCAAGTGCTGCCTTTCTGTACTCGTCCGATGCACGGCCAGTCTTAGGTCTGTCACCGCTGTCATCTGCTCCCGGCTTTCCGGTGAGCGGTACTCCTGCAGGCTTCGAGAGCTCGTCATCGATTTCCTTCTGCCTGTTCAGACGCTCGATCTGCTTTGTGAGGTCTGTGATATCAGCCTCCATGCGGTCATACGTCTGTGAATCCTCTGCCGAGAGCGTACCCTTCTCGTTTGTATGGGAATCAAGGAACTTCTTCGCTGAATCCCAGGCATTCGCTCTCTTTTCGATAAGTGTCTTAATATCCATTTGTCTATCCTCCGTAAAATGGTTTATAATAGTTACCGGGGCGAGAATTGCACCTTACTCCTTCAGGAGTTGTAATGCACGTTGACACGTTATTCCGTCCCATATACAAAAGCAGGAACCAGACCCACGCCCCCAAAGACGAAACCCGGTTTCTGCTTTTTGTTTACATAAAGTTCTTGATGAGGTTCAGACGCTCCATGCAGTCTGTAACCTTATGCCCTTCCGGCTCCTTCTTTTCCGGCTCTGCTTCCTTCTCCTCAAGCTTTCTGTAATGGTATGCGACCTTGTTTATCACAGCCTCATCCATCAGCCTGCTTGAAAACAGCATCGAAGCCTTCTGCTTTTTCTCCTTTTCCGGATCATCTTCTTCCGGATCCTTCTCTTTTTCCGGACTGTCCTTCTCCGGTTCATCCTCATCCGGCTTTTTCTTCTCCGGAGTCTCTTCGGACCTGCCGCCTTCATCGGGATCATCTTCATCCGGTTCATCTTTCTTTGAGTAAAGGCTGTCACGCTCTATCACTGAATCAGCAAATCCGAGCCGGACAGCTTCTGTGGAATCCATCCATGTCTCGTTATCCATAAGCTGTGATAATTTATTTCGTGAGAGTCCCGTCTTTAATGCATAGGCATCGATTATCGAATCCTTTACCGAATCGAGCATCTCTATCGCCTTCTGCATATCCGTGTGATCTCCCATGGCTACAGTAGCCGGGTTGTGGATCATTATCATTGACACAGGCGATACCTGAACATCATCTCCTGCCATGGCGATAATGCTTGCTGCTGATGCAGCTATCCCGTCGATCTTCACTGTCACCTTTCCGGCATAGTCACGGAGCATATTGTAGATCTGTGCCGCAGCAAAGCAGTCACCACCCGGGCTGTTTATCCAGACAGTGATATTGCCTTTGCCGCTGTTTAATTCATCACGGAAAAGAGCAGGCGTGATATCGTCATCGAACCACGACTGCTCTGCTATCGCGCCGTCAAGTAAAAGCGTTCTCTCCTCGACTGTCTCTTCCGGATTATCCGGCCCATCCGGTGACCTGTTAGCCACCTTCCATTTCCAGAACTTGTTTTTATTCATTCTGCCTCCTGTTCTGCCACCGCTCCTCAAAGCGGGCATGCTTTCTGTCCTCAAGTTCCTCATCGTACTGAAGCCCCAGATCTCTGGTGCAGGCGATGAGGTCTGAGTATTCCTCTGTTACCATGGCAGATGCCTTATCCCGTGTTATAGGAGTCGGGTTTTCTGCCCTTATGACCCTTGCCGCCTTGAGAAGTGCCTGAGCCAGCTCTGTCGCCTCTTCTGCTGTCTGTTCCAGCATCGCCGGAATCCCTATCTTCTCTATCATCGCCTTCTCCTTCCTGCTGTTCTTCAGCAGAGCCGGACTCATAGGCTGCACCGACCTGTGACAGCTTCTGCATGGTGCCGTTTACCATGAAAGTATTCCCACCTGCCTCATCTGATATAAGGTCAAGGTTTTCCAAAGCTCTCACATCATTTACACACATGAATCCGTTATTTATCCCGGTCGCATACCCCTGCATCCTGCTCTGGTAATTTCCACGGAGAAGTCCGTCTGCGTTCAGTTTAAAGAAATAATGTCCCTTCTCCTTATCGGAAAGCAAAGCCTTGTTCAGGCTTGTCTCGATACGGACCATCCACGGCTGCAGGGCATACATCACGAACTCAAGACCAAGTTCCTCGACATTACTGAATGTGGCATGCTCCAAGTCTCCGATCATATGAGGCGGCACCCGGAAGATCCTCGCTATCTCATCCACCTGAAACTTTCTGGTTTCAAGGAACTGGCTGTCCTGCGGATTTATCGAGATAGGCTCGTATTTCATGCCTTCCTCAAGCACAGCGACCTTCCCGGCATTTCTGCTGCCACCGAATGTCTGGTTCCATGATTCCCTGAGTTTTTCAGGATCCTTCACGATACCCGGATGCTCGAGCACTGCCGACGGAGCCGCACCATTGGAAAAGAATTTCGATGCATACTCGTCCGTAGCCATCGAAGTACCAAGCGAACTCTTGCAGACTGCTATCGGAGAATATCCGATAAGGCCATCAAATCCGAGTCCCGGTATGTGCATCACCTCATAAGGTGTAAGCTTTACCGTTTCGTTCTTCATGGTGCCTGCCTCATCGCTTGAATGTGTATATTCATAGTAGATACGGCCTTTTTCATCCCTGTCCACGACCATCCGGTTAGGCATCAGAGGATATAGTGCTATGACCTCACCCCGCCCGTTCCGGAGTATCTGGCAGTAGAAGTTTCCCCACAGCAGAAGATGTGTCATCATTGTCTCCCGGAAGATGAATGAAGTCATCTCCGGATTCGGCTCGTCATGCATGAGAAAATACAGCGAGTGGTTCAGTGCCTTCTCCTTGCTCCCGTCATCCCGATAGTGGTAGAAATGTAGCGGAAGGCTCGCCACAGCCTCCGAGAGCACCCTGACACAGGCATACACGGCAGTTATCTGCATGGCAGACCGCTCCGTCACCACCTTCCCGGATTCCGTGTAGCCGACATAGTATCTGTAGGAATCACCTGCCAGACTGTTCTTCGGATCAGCCCTCGATTTCCTGTGAAACAGTCTCATTGATCATCTCTCCTTCTTAAAAGTCTCTTTATCTCATCAAGCCTGTCTATCATGTGGCAGATATCCTTGTCCACCATGATGAGAATCACCTCGATGATCAGTACCATAAGAAATATAGCCAGTAGTGCAAAAATCACTGTCTCCATTTTCTGCTCCTTTCAGACAAACAGGATACCTCTGCTGTCGTAAATGCTTTCTGTATTTTCATGACGGATGCACCTGTCGAGAGCCATTATTGCTGCGACCACTCCGTCTATCTTGTCCTTTGACTTTGCTTTCGTAGGTTTGATGTTCCCTGCCGGATCCTGTTCTATGACCACATTACCGCACATCCATTTCAGTATCGGGTTACCACCGTGTATCATGTTTCCTTTCATAAGCTGCTCATAAAAAGCACGGCTTGCAGGAGACATATCCTTGTACCCCTGGCCGAAAGGAACAACTGTAAGCCCCATCTCGGTAAGACGCTCCACAAGCATGTTTGAACCCCAGCGATCGAATGCAATTTCCAGAATATGATATTTCTGGCTCAGCTCACCGATGGTATTCTGTATGTACTGATAATCAATCACATTCCCCGGAGTCGCCATCATGTATCCTTGTGCTGCCCAGTTATCATAAGGTATGCCGTTCCTCTGCACCCTTAAGGGAATAGTATCCTCTGGCACCCAGAAGAAAGGCAGGCAGATGTATTTCTCGCTGTCATTCCTCGGAGAGAACATCAGCACGAGTGCCGTTATATCCCCAGAACTCGAAAGGTCAAGTCCTGCATAGCACTCCCTTCCCAGGAGTGAATCCAAATCTATCGGCTTGCTCCCCATATCATAGATGTGATCCGGTATCCACTGAACTGTGGAACCGACCCACTGGCAGAGCCGAAGTGTACGGAAAACATTCTGTTCTGCCGGATTGTCCTGTGCCTGCAGAAATGCTTCCCTCATCCTCTCCATAGGAACTGTATATCCAAGCGAAGGATTCACCTTCTTCCAGTTCTCCTCATCCGTCCAGTCCTCATCCATAGGCAGTGAATACACCACAGGATAGAATGTCGGATCATTCTTCCTTCCTGCGAGAATATCAAGAGCCTTCGTATGCAGTTCAAAGCAGATGCTGTTCCTGTCAGTTCCGGCAGTCGTTATCGCCACATGCAGAGGCTGGCGTCTTGCATCTCCTGACCCCTTGGTAAGCACATCCCAGAGTTTACGGTTAGGCTGGTTATGGATCTCATCAAATACCAGTCCCGATATCGAAAATCCATGCTTCCCACCAACGTCAGCACTGACAACTTGGTAATACCCGGCATTGCTGTAATTTACTATCCTCTTTGAAGCCGACATGACCTTTGACCTCTTACCAAGCCCCGGAGTCATCTCGACCATGCGCTTTGCCACATCATACACGATAGATGCCTGCTGTCGGTCAGCCGCCGCAGAGAAAACCTCGGCACTCGGCTCATGGTCAGCGTAGAGAAGATACAGCGCAATCGCAGCAGCGAGTTCCGACTTTCCCTGTTTCTTCGGTATCTCGATATAGGCTGTCCGGAACTGCCGGAAACCGTCTTCTGTTACTATCCCGAACAGGTCACGGATTATCTGCTCCTGCCAGGGCAGTAACCAGAAAGGCTTACCTTCCCACTCTCCCTTGGTGTGCGGCAACATCTCGATAAACTTCACCGCCCGGTCTGCCTTCGTCTTATCATAATGGGAAGTCGGCAGCATGAAACGGCTCGGTGTATAATCTTCTAACTCAGGATAATCATCCGGTCGCTTTTTCATGTGCCATCATCTCCTAAAAGTTCATCCATCTCATCCTTCGGACCGCTCTTTACATCATCAGCAATAAGTCTCGATCTCGATGCCGGAGTCAGTCCGAACTGTTCTGCGAACTTCTCCATCTGCTTCATATACTGCTGTGCTATAGACACCTGCGGAACCTGCTGCCAGTAACCGGAAGGTGTACGCACGAGCGAGCCGTTCTTGCTGATGAACTCCTCGTTTTCCTTCCATCTGGCATAAGCCTGACAGTACCCGGCAAATGCCGCCATATCAACTTCCGTGAGGACTCCCATCTGCTCCATCTTCGATGCAAGCCTGTGCCATTCCTTCTTCGCTTCCTTATCGAGCCACTTCGGACAGGACGGCGCCTTTTTCTCTGGCTTCGGTTCCCTGTCATTCAGCGGTCTTTTCCCAGGATTGCCTTCAAGTTCTTTTATAGCCGTAGGTTTCGGCTTCCTGCCCCTTGTCGCCATTGTGGACTTCTCCTTTCCGTGTATCAAAAAAGGAAGCCCTGCGGCTTCCCATGTAATCATCTGTTCCATATATTGTAAGCAGAGATAAAAGGCTGACCTGATCTTGTCAGCCCCTTTTCTTTGCCTGCAGGTACTATCTTCTTATGCTCTTCTAATATCTATCACCCAGTCAGCTTCCGGATGCTCTTCCCCGGTGGCTTCCTCGGTCACCATGCTGTCTGTGTCTATCCAATGGAGTGCCTTCCCGACTTTTACGAAGATGCCATCCTCATATCCCGGAAGGCTGCAGCGGATGACCCTTGCCTTCCTGCTCTCTCCGTGGTAGCTCTTTCCATCCCATCCGTTGAAGGTAAAGGTTATGCTCTCCTTTGTTCTGGTAAAGGCTCTCTCGAAATCCTCCCGGCTGATGCTCGTGTTGTAGTCTCCAAGTATGAAGCTGTTTCTGAGTTCGTATATGCTTTTCATGTTCTGCGTCCTTTCCGGGCTTTCTGCCCTGCTGCCTTGTCCTTTGCTGAGTCTATTAATCACTCTTTTAAGGAACAATTGCAAGCAGAATGTGCATCATGATCTGCACAAATATCGGAAGGAAAAACTGTGCAGCATTGACAATGTATTAGCCGGGGTATTATCCTGGTTCAAAGTATTCAGGCTTCCTTTATTGCCAGCCTGATGAAGTCCACCAGCATGGTCTCGTATCCCTTTTCGAACGCTTCTCTTAAGGCATCCTTCGCTGCGTAGTATTCCTCGTCTGTCGTGATGAACTCGTCCGGTCTGATCTCAACCGAAACCTCAAGGCTGTTTATCCTCTCGGCTATGCGGGCCGCTTTCTCGACCTTATGCATGTACTTCATCGTCTCCTCTGGAGTCGATATTCCGATCGCTGACCAATTGACTCCAAGCCGGAAGCTCTTATCTCTCCGGTCTGTATGCATCTCGCTGACCTCGATACCATCCTCCCAGTCGTGAAGGGTGTTTATGAAAAGTTCTGCTCTCATGTTGCTGATTGTCTTCATGGTGTCCATCCTTTCCGGTTCTTAAGCCTGTGTGCTTTTCTTTTGCTGACACCATATATCACTCTGAGCCAAAGAAAAGTCCACTCTTTTCTGCTGTAAAATGTACCAGAGATCAGAGCCGAAAATTATGTATATTACTCATCACAATATGAATCGTGGATGATCTTCAGGATCTCATCCTGCTCGGCTTTGCCGACACCTATCGACTCTAAGGCCTGCCGTGTGCCGCAGTCAGGGCACACAGGCGTTTTGTTGTCGGCCCTTGAAAGTGCAGGCCGACCGATATATTTCTGCCCACACAGAGGGCACACACGGGTTACCTTCTCGTTATTTTCCATAGCTGTCACCATACCCTTTCCAGAATCTCATCCCTGTATTCTCTGCCATATCCCTGCTCCGCTTTTCTGCATCGAGCAGGATGCTCCTGTCGAAACAGAATGTCTCGTAACCACTCAGGCAGGTCTCCATATAGAAGTCCGATGGCACTCCGATAGGCCTGTTCTCGTGCATTATATACACGAAAGCCGTGACCGTCCTGCGCCTGCCTGTCTGTATTCCTTTGCACTGGATACGCAGTTCCTTCTTGTAATAGAACTTTGGGAATCCTTCGTAGCGGTCGAGTGCTTTCTCATCATCCGGTGTCACATCCCAGATCACTGCCGGAACATGACCGCCTTCCGCTTCCTCAATCGTAAGGTAGGAACCCGTCCGGCTTCCCCTGAAAAGGAGCTGCCAGTTCTTAAGGTCTGCAATGCCGACAATCGTTGCACCCGGGCATCGCATCTGCATCTGCGGAACATTCAGGTTGCTTCCATAAGCTATGTAGTATCTTTTTTTCATCGCTTTACCATCCTTTCCGGAGGGCACTTCCCTCCTACCACCTTAAGACCGCCTGAGCGGTCGGGTGGGCATCCGGAGGAGCCTGTGTCAGGCTCTTCCGTGTCTGAATGCTGTGTCTCCGGAAAGGTTCCTTGTAAAGAAATCCCGTGCTGTTGCGAATTCCTCGCCTATGAATCCCAGGCGCAGGAGCCAGGTTCTCATCGCATACCGTGGATTATCGTGCTGCTGCGGCTTCGGGCTTGCACTCTTTGCATCCTTTGCCATCTGGGAAAGGGCCAGGCAGAGCTGAATGTATGCCTTTAACTGTCCGGCGTGTATCCCGCCCTTCCTCTCTGCTGTAGGCTTATCGAACTGGAAGAGCCTGAACTCTATCGTCCCTTTTGTGAAGGTGGCATGAAGGTTAAGCATGTGGTATCTGCTCCTGTTGTAGTGCTGGCTTCTGCCCCATCCGGCTGACTGGGTGTTGTACCAGATATCCGCAAGCTGCGCCATCGTCTGAGGTTTCTTCTTATTCAGCTCCTTCAGGAAATCCGGGTCTACTGTCCGGCAGTACTGTTCCATCCGGCTGCTGTCAAGCTTTAAGGCTTCAGCTATAAGGCTCTCGTGGCTGCTCATGATGTTTGCCAGGTTCCGGAGCGTCTTTGCGGTGTGTCCGGCTGCGCCGATGTGGATGTGCACTCCGCATCCCTTTCCGGCATCACTCTTCGCTCCGGCGTGCCGGAGGATCCTGCAGACTTCCTGAAGCATCGGAATGTCGTCGTAGGTAAGGATTGGTGTGACCATTTCGCATTTATGGTCGTCATCTCCGTGAATGGAAACGTCCTTCTGGAATTTCCATTCCCTGCCCTGCGCGTCCCATGCGCTCCAGGTGCTGTAGCCGTTTCGTCTGGCTGTATTCTCGTATCTTCCTGTTCCGAAGTGCTCTGCGGCAAGCCTTGCGGCTGCATCCCTCCGGATGTTGTTCATCTCGACCTCAACGCCTATCGTCTGGGTCTTCATTGCCTCGATCCTGTTCTGTATGCTTTCCTTCATTGTGCGCCTCCCTTTCTGTGAGTGCCTTGTTTTCAGTATTCCGGAGGGTTTTCTTTCCCTTCGGTGTATCTATTTATCACTCTGAAGCACACTATAATCAAGATAATTCTGCGCAATAAATGTACCAGAAATCGGGGTCTGAAATTGTGTATCTTTACAGCTTCTGCACAATATCGACTCCCCATAAGGCATTGAGTCCTGATCCGTTATCCCAGCTCACCAGAAGGCTCCCGGAATCATCGACTCCTCTTACAGTTCCTTCCGTTCCGAATGGCGGAGCCTGAACATCATCCATATGGATAAGCTTTACCCTCGTCCCTGCCGGGTACTTCCTGCGCATCTCCTCGACTTCCTCTTCTGTGGCAAATACCATCCTTTCTGTATCCATCCGACACCTCCTTAACTTACCGTGGAAAGTGCCGCTTCGGTCATCGTGTTGATAAGGTACTCGTTCACCTTTCTGCCGATGGCCTCACTGTTTACCACCACCCCTATGATGATGACCAGTGCTGCGATGCCTGCGATCACTCCTGCGAGCCTTGTCTTTTCTGTCTTACTCATGGCTGATCTCCTCTCCTTCTTCGGTGTTCTGTGTTTCTGTGCTGTCGGTGGTTTCTGTTTTTCTGGTTCCGTTTTTAAATGCTGACGATCCGGTGAGGTTCTCAAGCAGCACCTTCCTTGCTCCCTTGTACTCTCTGCCGCTCATACCGAGCCGGAGCAGAAAGCATCTGAAGGCGTACTTCTCATTGTCAACCGGATGGTCTTTAGCGGTTACCCGCTTAGCTCCTCTTGCCATTCCCACAAGCTTTGTAACGAAAAGCGTGTAGGCATCCGTGTGGTCTCCGTCTGTTGCCGTAAACCATGGGAAGGTGATCTTCCCGTCTTCTATCTCGAGGCTTATATCCTCTGTTCCGAAGGCATGCTCCAGAAGAGTCTTCTTCGAATTCACTATCGCTATAAGGTTTTTCTCTGCTTCCTCTGAAAGGTCGTCTGGAATGGAAATCGAAAGGTTCTCACCCGCCTCTTCGCTGTCTGCCTCGTCTCCGGCTTCCTGCGGCTCGTCCACCTCTTCCGGATCATCGTCCGGTTTCTCTTCGGTATCGTCACCGTAAGCGGTAAATCCGGCTTCTGCAAGCCCTCTCACAAGACCCTCTGCCTTATCTTCTGCATCCTCATCCCAGGAAATGATTCCCGTTTTTCCTATGGTAAAATTCCCGACCCTGTAGCTGAATGTCGGTGCTCCCTGGTACTCTGCCGTATCTCCGGTGAGTTCTGCGACCTTCGTGACCAGTGCCTTTCGCTGGTTCTTCGTTACTCTGTAGTCCTTTTCCATTGTCTGCCTCCTTCGTGGTTGCTGTGGTTGTTTTTTGTTGCTTACATTTATCACTCTGAAGGCCTGAAATTGCAATAGTGTAATATTAACAAAATACTATGATTTATTTTGTGACAATCTTACAACACAGAAATATGTACCAGAAAACCTTATATATCAGCCTTTTCCTTTGTGCGGTCTGCCCAGACGATCCCCGCAAGCACAAACCACACACATGGAAGTGCGACTCCGTTTCCCCACATCTTATAGGCTGCGCTGTCTGAATACGGATCAGCAAGCCATTTTCTTATTTGCTTATCCGACTTCGGCTTTGAAGTCTTCCCCGACACCCTGTTATATTCCGAAAAGATACACCGCCACTTCTCTATCTCCTCATCGGAAGGATCTCTGTCCCCTAAGTCTCCGCACCACCAGTCCGGAAAGCCCTGCAGTCTTGCGCACTCGATCGGTGTCAGCCTTCGTACTATATAATTACCGCCGTTTACCAGAGGCGGTTCCTTATAGTCCGTTGCAACCAATGTATTGGCGAGTTCCTTCTCCGCACTCGTGAAATGTGATGCCTTGCTGGAAGAATAGTGAACATCCTTCTCCACGACAGCTGTGCCGCCCTGATTGCAGGAAGGTAAGCCGCCGTTCGAATCAAGCATTCTCGAAGTCTCTGCCTCGTATATCCCGGCATGAGGGTTTTCCGAAAGCATCGCATAGCTTGAATCCGGGCTTATTCCATAGGCTTTGGGCTGGAACAGCGTCTGGTCATTATGCGTTCCGAGCGTTGCAGATACATCATCCTGCACGAGCGGTCCTTTCCCACCGCCCTCGCATCCTGCTCTTATCCTCATGGTCTTTGGAGTATTAAGGACAAGCGGCTGATTGTTCCCGCCTGTCCCGTATCTGGCTGTGACTGTATCTCCTACATCCTTCGGGCCGGAATACCTCGCATCGGTCATATGGTTTTCAAAGACGAGAGCATCGTCTACCCTGCCGCCTGTCTCTCCAGAGCCATCCAAAGTATCATTGGCAGTTCTTTGCCACGCTTCGAAGCCCTCGCAAGAATACCCTGACAGGCCTTCTGACTCAAAAAGTACTGTTCCGGCACTGTCTCCATCAAGATCTGCGACAAGGAAGATACGCTTTCTTCTCTGGGGGACTCCCCAGTACATAGCATTGAGCATCCGCCATGCCACTGAGAATCCATCTCCCAGGATAAGTCCCGCATGACTCCATTTATCACATGAAGGCACTGTAACCGAACCATCCTTGATGCGGCAGAACTCCGTGAGGACTGCTCTGAAGTCTTCTCCTTTATTTGATGAGAACGCTCCTGTGACATTCTCCCATACTGCATATCGTGGGTACTTTCCATCGGTAGCCTCCCTCATTTCCCTTATAACCCTTACTGCATCAAAAAAGAGACCGGACCTCTTTCCACTGAGACCTGATCTCGTGCCTGCCAGAGACATGTCCTGGCATGGACTTCCGAACGTTATTATATCGACTGGCGGAAGTTTACCTCCGTCCAATACTGCTATATCACCGAAATGAATCACATCCGACAGACGCTTTTCCGTAACTCTTATCGGAAACGGCTCTATCTCCGAACTCCACACAGGCTTTATCCCGCACAGGATACCTGCAAGCGGAAAGCCGCCGGAACCGTCAAAGAGACTGCCAAGGGTAAGCTGCTTATACTCCATCGGAATCCTCCTTCGGCATATCAGCCACTGCTTCCTCGTAGGTCATCCTCTGTCCGTCACGGATAAGATACACCTCTGCAGGCTTCCCGGCATCAGCCATATAGTTCCTGAACCTCTCCACCTCTACGTCCACAAACTTCGGATCGAGTTCTATTCCACAGCATACACGATCAGTCTCCTCGCAGGCGATGAGAGTAGATCCGGAACCGAGGAATGGATCAAGGATGATCTCGTTTGTCATCGAGGAATTACGAATAGGATATGCCATAAGCTGCACAGGCTTGGTTGTAGGATGATCCTTCGAAGCCTTCGGACGGTCATATTCCCAGATCGTGGTCTGCTTCCTGTCCGAGTACCACTCATGCCTTCCGTTCTTCTTCCATCCGAAGAGCACAGGCTCATGCTGCCACTGATAAGGGCTGCGTCCGAGAACGAGAGCATTCTTCTTCCAGATACAGCATCCTGACAGATAAAATCCTGCATCAGCGAAAGCCTTTCTGAAGTTCAAGCCTTCTGTATCAGCATGGAACACATATATTGAGCCATCATCCGCAAGGCAGTCATACATACACTTAAAAGCTGATAAGATAAACTTATAGAAATCCTCATCCGGCATATTATCGTTCTTAATCTTCCCTGCTGTCTCCTCGACATTCACATTATATGGGGGATCGGTCACGATGGCGTTCGCAGACACCCCGTCCATCAGATGTGTGTATGTCTCCGGCAGAGTCGAGTCGCCACAGATTACAGTATGTCTTCCGAGATGCCACTCATCACCCGGCTTCGAGAATGTCGGCTTTTTAAGTTCCTCATCCACATCGAAGTCATCTTCCGAAACCTCCTTCGCAGCCACCTTATTGAATAACTGCTCCATTTCCGGAGGCTCGAATCCAGTCACCATGGCATCAAGGCCACTCGCCTCGATATCCTTAAGGAGCGCCGCAAGCATCTCCTCATCCCATGCTCCGGTGATCTTGTTCAAGGCGATATTCAGAGCCTTCTCTCTGGTCTTGTCCACATCGACCACAGCACACGGCACTTCTGTATATCCAAGTTCGGTCGCCACCGTAAGTCTCTGGTGGCCGCCGATAACTGTCATGTCCTTATTCACCACAAGAGGATCAGCAAAGCCGAACTCCTGAATGGATTTCTTGATCTTCTCGTATTCCTTATCTCCGGGCTTCAGTTTCTTCCTCGGATTGTACTCCGCGGGTTTCAGTTCCGAAACCTTTATCGTTCTTAACTCCGCTGTCTTCATCAAACACCTCCTTATGACGCTGTCTGTATTTATCGAACGCCCATCGACACCTGTCTGAACAGAATGTCCTGGGCCGTCCTGTGCCTGAGTAGTAGACAGGCATGCTGCACCATGGGCAGAATCTCCTTGCTACAAAGGCTCCGAATTTATCATTCATAACTGTCCTCGTAACCCCTATGCTATTTTGCGGAAACAGTACAAAAACGGTACGTTTTCCGCAGGGCATTAAAAAACCGCAGGATGCCGGAATCATCGGCATTTCTGCGGTATATACACTATTTTTATATGACACCTGAGACCATGATACCCCGGGCCTGCAATTCTGCGACTGTGCGCGTAAAAGGGAGCGGCGGTCTGTGGGGCTGTCTCCACAGAGATACAATCCCGCCCCGGGTCGCTTGTCAGAGTTTCCTGTCTCCTGTTACTCTTTTAACATTTAACTGTTAAGATTTGAGTTGCAAGCCCTTTATTTAATAGTGATAAACAGGATGCTCATCAAACTCTCTCGTCTTCTTCGAGTGACAACTGTGGCACAAAGCCTGCCAGTTGTTCCTGTCCCAGAAGAGCTTTGGATCGCCTCGATGCGGAATGATATGATCCACATCAGTTGCTTTCACGTAGCGTCCATGCTTTAAACACTCTTCGCAAAGCGGATGAGCCTCAAGGAACTGCTTCCTTGCCTTTCGCCACGCACTCCCATACCCACGTTGCTCAGAGCTTGCTCTGTCCTTCGTGTGAATGGGTCTGTGCTTGTTACAGTACTTCTGCCCTGCCTCGACTAAATTAGGACATCCAGGCTCTTTGCATGGGCGCTTGGGTTTGTAAGCCATACTCCTCACACTCCATGTACTACAAAAGCCCTGTGGTGCAATCACCTGCAGGGCCTGCTCTGTTACCCATTTTTGCTATCTTAATACTATCACATAGGCTTACTGTAAATCTCTGTAAAATACTGTAAAGTTTTCAGTGGTAAAGATACTTGCTCTTGATTTTTAACATTTAACTGTTAAAATATATTCTTGCTAGTACGACAAACATTGGATTCTTATGGAGGGATTTTATGAAAGGGCCTATAGCAAATGGATCTGATTACGAAAAGCAGCTGTACCACATCTATAACCTGTTCAACAATCATTTCTGGGATAACAGGCTTCCAGAAGTACAGATAACCTTCACAGGCACAAAGGGAGCCTATGGACACATGACAAATGAAAAGGTCTGGGTTTCAAATGATAGTTCTGAAGAAAAGGCCAAATATGAACTGAACATAAGTGCCTATACCATCAGCCGATCGCCAAAAGAGATATGTGAGACACTGTTGCATGAACAGTGCCACCTTTATAACAGCATCTTTTACGATAAACCCGACTGCTCAAGCGGTGGCCGTTATCATAACAAAATTTTCAAAAGCACTGCTGAATCACACGGTCTTACCTGTAAAAGAACAATCTATGGATGGTCTGAAACTTATTTCAATGAAGACGGACTAAAGTATTTTAAATCACTCAACATAAAACCTTTTGAACTCAAAAGAATTCCTGATCCGAAACAGCCTAAGACACTTGTACCTCTGATCTGCCCTGTATGCAAAAAGACAAAGGCCTATGTAACTGTAGGAAGAGGGAATCACCCGAATCTGCTCTGCTCCATCTGCAATGAGCCTCTTATCGTAAATGAGAAATAAAGCAAAGAGCCAGGAATGATCGATTCCTGGCTTCTTTTCTTATTCTGGTATCACCACTGCATCAAGTGCCTTCTGATGGAGTTTGAAGATGTTATCAATGCCATAATCCATGTCAGCGGCTATCTGCACAAAGGACTTGAATGCCAGATAGCGTTCTTCAAGCAGAAACCTCTGCTCCGGGTTTTCAACTGCATCGATCACATGCCTGATCTCGTTTTTCAGATCAACAAGTGCATCTATCTCGGCATTAATCTCCACTTCCTGATCATATATCTTTATGACCGTGTCCTCCATCTTCGATGGGCTGTGGCTCGTCTGCACCTTGATATCATTTATGGTACTTGTGACATGCACTGCCAGATTCTTTAACTGTTCGAGCTGTCTGAGTTTATTGTCTATACGCTGATTCAGTCTGTATGCCTGACTCAGATAGCTCCTTACTTCACATTTTCTAGCGTCCATCATTATTCTGCCTCCAATCTTGAAAGTATGACCTCAGGGTCAAGATTCGGTATAAGTGCCCTGCACCACTGTGACCGGAAGAAGTGCCTTATGGTGCAGAGCTCACCCTGCCTGTCTGCTTCCTTTGCCGTCCGGAAATCCATGGCTGCCTGATATACCACTGCGGCAGCCAGATTCTCCCATGGGTCTCCCTGCCTTAAGTTCATCTGCATTTATCCCACCTCCGCTCTCACAGCCTCGATAAGCTTACTCTGTGTCGTATCCTTTCGCTCCAGAGCTGCGATGACATCCTCATCGATCGTATCTTTGCAGACGATATGGTGGATGCTCACAACTGACTTCTGACCCTGCCGATGCAGACGTCCATTGGTCTGCTGATAAAGCTCTAAGGACCATATCATCGAATACCAGATCAGGATATGGCCTCCGTCCTGAAGGTTAAGACCATGTCCTGCAGAGGCAGGCGATATAAGACCGACTGCGACTTTTCCTGCATTCCAGTCCGAGAAATCATCAGTAGATTTCAGTAGCCTCGGCTCATAGCCCTCGTCCTTAAGCCGCTTCATTATCCTGTCCAGGTCATGCTTAAACCAGTAAGTAACAAGCACCGGAGATCCGTTTGCCTGCTCGATTAGGTCTACAAGCATATCGAGTTTTCTGTCATGTATCTCTACAACAGCTTCGTCATCGGAATAGAGTGCTCCGTCTGCCATCTGAAGGAGTTTCCCGGAAAGCACTGCTGCATTAACGGCTGTAACCTCCTGACCTTTAATGGTCGCAGCCAGGTCTTTCTTTAAGGTGTCATAAATGGTGCGCTCCTTTGCTGACATCTCTACTTCATGGTTTACAGATACAGCTTCCGGCATCTCAAGGTAGTCCTTTGCTTTCATCGAGATAGTGATGTCGCTTATCCTGTCATAGATCTGTTCCTCTGCTCCTTCACGTGGGATATAGCTGTAGACAATTCCGGTATGAGGATTCATGCTGCTGGGTCTGAAATATGCCTCTCTGTATCTTCCGAGAAACCTTCCCAGGCGTTTGCCTTTGTCAACGATACCGACCTCGCACCAAAGGTCCATTAATCCATTTGATGCAGGCGTTCCGGTAAGACCCACCATCCGCTTAATGAATGGTCTGACCTTCTTCAGTGCCTTGACCCTTTGAGACTTATGGTTCTTGAAGGAACTCAGCTCATCAAGAACGACTGCATCAAATGGCCAGGGAAGATTTCGTTCGGCAAAGTACTTCACCAGCCATGCAACCTGTTCTCTGTTGATTACATAGATATCAGCGTCCTTCATAAGTGCCTGTCTTCTGACCTTCTCACTTCCGACAATGACTGAGACCCGCAGGTCTTTTGTCTCATCCCACTTCTTAGCCTCGGAAATCCACGTATCACGAGCGACTCTTAAAGGTCCAATTACAAGTACCCTGCTTACTTCAAACCTCTCATACATCAGCTCTTTCATTGCCATCAGTGTGATGATAGTCTTTCCAAGACCGAGGTCTAAGAACAGAAGTGCTTCCTGGTGCTCGATTATAAATTGAATCGCATACTGCTGGTATTTATGGGGTACGAACTTCATCCAAACCACCTCCTGTGAACTTCCTGACTGACTTTCCCAGCCATCTCAGATATCTTTTTACGGTCGATGTTCTTCTGCCGGATTATCTCTGCAAGGCCTGATGTGTATTCCTCGATCTTCTTCAGCTTGTTCTCGTAATAATCCTTCATTCCCTGCTTTTCTGCCTCGAGGTCTTCGAGCTGCGTCTGGAGATCCATCTCCTCTTCAAATTCCTGTTTGAAGTAGTCATATATCTCATCGCCTGCCACTTCACGAAGGACTTTAAGGAAGCTCTCCCGGTCAAAGACTGTGTGGTCGATGCCCTGCCTGTCTCTTAGAACTGTTCCCATCTTATCATCTCCTTTATTTTTTCCACGCTGTCAATAACGTAGACTGTAAAGCCAAGTGCTCTCAGTCGTTCATGCATCCTCTCCTGCAGAGGTCTCGGTTTCTGGCCTGGAGCCTTAAGTTCCACAAACACCATCTCACCACCTGGAAGGAGGACGAGGCGGTCCGGCATCCCGGATGTGCCTGGAGATACGAACTTCGGACATATGCCGCCAGCTTCTTTTACTGCCCTCACAAGTGAAAGCTCGATGTACTTTTCCGACTTATCTGATGATGTCATTGACAATCTCCTTCGCTTTTGAATGAATCTCTTCATCAACCTCGTTGTAGGGTGTATCTGCCAGATCACCATAAAAGACACTCAGGTAATCATTGCTTACTTCTGGGAAGTCTTTAAACATATTGTCTTCTGCTCTGCTGCATAACCTCTCGACCCTGTCGACTGCTCCCATCAGTGAATCTGTGTCGGCAGCCGACAGGATCACAGAGCTATCCACCACAAGCTTTGAAGCTACTGCCTTAAAAAGACGCATGGCTGCGCCCGCCTTCTTATAATCATCAAGCGTACGATATTTTTTCGTCACCATGTTTTATCCTTTCCGACCTGACCTCGTCAGTGCCTTAAAATGAAAAGTGACACTCACGGCACTCGCCGCTATAATCTCTCTATATATTATTTTTTATTTACCCCTTATAGGACTTTTATATATAGAGTGCCATGAGTGTCACTTTATTAAAATAATTTAAGCAATAAGTTTATGCTTTGAGTGCCATGACCGTCACTTTCAAAGGCTTTATAAAAAAGTCCTCACATCGACTGCCATGAGTGTCACTCGAGAAAGTCCTGTCCGACTTTCAGACGAAGACCCACGATAAAGCGACCCTCGTTTGTTTTCTTTTTGATGAAGCCTGCCTTCTCCAGATTACCGTAGAAATCAGATGTGCTCCGGACATATTCTCCATTCTGTATGCACACATTTCTGTACGTCTGGTATAGCTCACCTGACTTTTCCTTGTACGATGGGTCTACGTCACAGTGGTCATCTATAAAATGCCCCAGCCAGTCGTTATCCTCCCGGTACTTCTCAACTGCATCAATGACAGCCTTCGGCTCCGGTATCTTAAAGCCCTTCTTGATGGCTTCCTCTGCTCCCTCGATGACCCACTTTAATATTGACGGGCCAGCGTTCTCGTAGAGATAATCAGAATAGTTCTTGATATCAGATGTTCCGGTGATCTTGGCATTGAACGGAATGACGATAAGACGCCTCCATGTACCATCATCATTGGCTGTCACCCTCGGAAGGTGGTTTGTATAGAGTACCAGAGTGTGTGACGGTTCAAAACTGAACGGGTCCTTGTACTTCTTCTCGGCTTCGATCTTGTCAACCGAACAGAGCTGCTTTACCATGCCTGTATTAAGCCTTGTGCCTTCTTCAAGCTCCGATGCGATAGTCAGGCGCATACCTTTAAGCTCTGCCATCTCAGGCTTTGTGTTCCTTTTGACATTCATCGTAAGAACCTCAGCAGATATTTTTCCTGAGTAGGTACCAAGCACTCTGGCTATCGTATTCCAGAATGTGGATTTACCGTTAGCTCCTCCGCCGTATGCGATAATCATCTGCTCCGCATAGACCCGTCCGACTGCTGCCATTCCTACGATCTGCTTGACATACATGATGAGATCATCATCGTTACAGAAAAAGAGTTTTAGTGCATCAGACCAGAGGTCTTCTCCTTTATCACCCGGCGAGCAGGCGGTCATCTTTGTGATGAGGTCATCGGGGTTATGATGTCGTCCTCCCGCCATGCCCTTCGTAAGATCATATGTGGCATCAGGCGTATTAAGAAGGGTCGCATCGAAGTCTAAGGCAGCTACATCTATAGCCAGCATCGGCTTTGCCGTATTCTGTGCATTGGTGAGGTTCTTGAAGTTGCGGTATTTCATAACGAACTTCTTATAAGTATCTGCACCTATGAGTGCATACAGAAGACCGATCTTCTTTTCCGGCACCTGGTTAGCAAGCGACTTATCCCTTGCCTTTACCATTTCCTTGGGAATACCGAGAGCTATCAGTGCTTCCTCTGCTGTCTCGATAGCGGCATTGGCATCTGTGAGCTGAAGATCCATGAAGTCCTCGACTACACCGAGTGCCTTCTGACGATCCTCATGCCAATAGTCACCCTCGTATGCCAGGAAGTCTGTACCACTCGTGTAACAGAGCTTATCCGTGCAGACCATGGTAAGCACCTTGGCCTCTCCTATGTCGGAGTAGTCCTCCGGTTTTAGCTTTGCAACTCCGAACTCGTCATCATACTTATCTGGTGGTATGTATCCGGGAGATGCCTTTACTTTCTTATAGAATTTCTGTGCACTGTACCAGATCGTATTTATCTCATCATCTGAGAGAGGCGGGTCACAGTTTGATGCGACATTAAGATAAAGCTGATGTGCCTTATCAGTATCTCCGAACCGCTTAAGATAAATCCCCGCCTGATGACTTAATGTGCTGTTCCGGCTTCCTTCTTTTATAGGACCGCCATTGTACACAGGAGCGTTCGCATCAGTGCTGTTATCGTAATTGACGAATGCCTCTTCATCACTGACAGGCTCATCGAGCACATCTTCTATCTTAAGAAAGCCTTCGTTCCAGATGACATCCTCGGGCTTTACTTCCACTCCATAGAAGAATCTCGCTGCATCGATAGCTTTCTGGTCGAAAAACGGGTACTTATCCTGCAGTCTTGTCTTTAAGGCTTTGTACTCCTCAAAGCTGGTATATTCCTTCCTGCAGAGAAAATAGATGTGCATTCTGGGTCTTGCCGAGTAGCTCCCCTTCTGCAGCATATTGTGACGGCTCGGGGTTATGATGTGGTCATAATCCTCGAACATGCTGTTCAGCTTTTTCGGTGTTATGAACTGAGATGGATCATCAGTATCATTGTTATCTACATCCAGAAACATACAGCTCGTCTTAATGAAATCATCATTACTCCGATGGTTTCCCTTGTACTCTGCAATAACATGGTCATGAGCAATGGCAGCGGAGAAATCCGCTGCATTGTCCACGACTACTTTATTCGGGTAGCAGGTGTTACTCTCTACCCCACGGCAGTCTGCCGTATAAAGTGTCAACTCCATTAGTCATTCACCTCCGCGCGTTCCTCTTCGAGCGTATTAAGCAGGAAGCGCAGACCCTTAATGAGAGCATCCCGACCGCCACTGCTTTCAGTCTTTATTGCAAAGCCCTTAGTCTTTCCAGTCTTCCTGTCTGTGGCTGGTGCAAACATCACATCGCCTTCATAACAGATAATGGAAGCAAAGGTCTCTACGCTGTCGTCCTCATAGTCTTCTGCAGTTCCAGCCTCGACACTGATGTCTGTGTTCTCTTCATATACATCTCTTGAATAAGTGACGAGATCCTTGTCACCTATCTGTATGCAGTTAGCTCTTACCTCGAACATAAGTCATCCTCCGTAATGTAGGTTATAGGTATGCCTCTTCGCTTTGCCCTGCTTATCTCCTTCTGCATCCCGTCTGTTATCTCATCACCGAATACATAGATGGCCTCGCATCTGTCGAGAAAGATCATATCCATTCGCAGTGCAAGTTCCCGTTCGGTAGACTCAGATAACACAAAAGGCAGAAAAAGATGCGGTGTTAGCGGGATTCCCTGATGGTCCACAACATATCTGCTATACCTTATCGCCTTCCTGGTGTTCCCTTCCGTGTCTCCTGAATATGGAGAACACACATACACAATGGGACGATAGACAGGCTTGTCTGCTCTGGCTATTGCCTTTGCTGCCGTAACGTCCATATACCCTTCGTGATTCCTGTAATCAATCAAATAGCATCACCTCGTTTCATGTGCTGTGGTTTTTCTGTTCTATATACATAGGGGAGTTTTGTTGACGAAATTCCGGTCAAATCCGAAAAAAAAAATCTTTCTTCTTATTAAATGCGTCTGGCCGGATCCTCCGAAAAAATTTTTCAAAAAAAAAATTAATTTTGACCGGAATTTCTCCCCGGAAAGTCCCCTATGTATGTGAAAAGAAAAACACAGCACAAAAGAAAGTGAGGTACTGCGGTGCAGACAGATTTGATTGACACGGGCCGGTGAGCTTATCCCGGCAGACAACTAAAGACAAACATAGTAAAAGAAAGGAAACATGCCTATGAGTAAGATGGCAGAATTATCCGCAATGCTGGATTCCCTTTCAGATACAGCCACACAACTCACCCGTTGCGGTGAAGAGCTTACAAAAGCTGTATCAGCTATCAGAGAGGCATTCAGCGAATCGGCTCCTGAGAAAAAGGAAGCGGAACCTGCAAAGGTAAAAAAGCCGGAAGTCACCGTAACTAAGGAACATGTCCGTAAGGCCTTAGCTGAGCTTGCAGCAGATCCCTACAACCGTCCGAAGGATGCCAAAAAGCTTCTGGCAGATCATGGTGCAAAGACTCTCTCAGATCTTTCTGAAGAGTTCTATGCAGATGTACTTAAGAAAGCGGAGGAATTAAAAAATGCCTAAACATGCATACCTCTCCGCTTCCTCGGCACATAGGTGGCTTGCCTGTCCAAAGAGCGCGGCCTTAAATGCCAAGCTTCCGGACGAGTCATCACCCTATGCCGCAGAAGGTACCGATTGCCATGAGCTTTGTGCCTACGAGGTTGAGAAAGCTCTGGGTCGTGATGTGAAGGATCCGACAGAGGATCTTTCCTATTACAACACAGAAATGCAGAATTCAGCTGATTCCTACAGAGACTACGTCTTAGAACAGCTCGATGAAGCAAAAAAGCTTTGCCGTGATCCGACAGTATATGTTGAACAGCACGTGGACTTCTCTAGATGGGTACCAAACGGCTTTGGAACTGCTGACTGTATAATCGCAGCTGATGACCTTCTCCAGATCATCGATATGAAGTACGGTCTGGGTGTTATGGTAACGGCCGATGATGAGACCTACGGAGGAAATCCGCAGCTTATGTGCTACGCTCTTGGAGTGCTGGAGATGCTTGACGGTATCTATGATATAGAAAATGTCAGGCTTACGATCTTTCAGCCGAGACGTGAGAACATCAGCACATACGATATCAGCAAAAAGGACCTTCTTGACTGGGCCGACAATGTATTAAAGCCGGGAGCAGCTCTCGCTTACAATGATGAGGGAGACTTCCATGCCGGAGCACATTGCCAGTTCTGCAAAGTGAAGGCTACCTGTCGGAAACGTGCAGAATACAACCTTGAAATGGCAAAGTACGACTTTGCAATGCCAGATACCCTCTCCGATGAGGAGATCGCAGCTATCCTTCCTGATATTGAGCACCTGATAAGCTGGGCCAATGATGTGAAGGACTATGCACTTGAAAAGGCAGAATCCGGTACGCATATCGATGGCTACAAGCTGGTCGAGGGACGCAGCATCAGGAAGTATACTGATGAGACAGTCGTAGCCGAGGTAGTTGAAAAAGCAGGCTTTGACCCCTTTGATAAAAAGCTCAAGGGAATAACAGCCATGACAAACCTTCTCGGGAAGAAAAAGTTCAACGACCTTCTTGGTGACTACATCATCAAGCCACCTGGAAAGCCTACACTCGTCCCGGAATCAGATAAGAGACCGGAGATGAAGAATTCAGCAGTTGATGATTTTAAAGAAAGTGAGTAAATCATATGAAAAACAGAATAGCTACTAAAGTGATCACGAGTGCACGTACTCGTTGGAGCTACGCAAATGTATGGGATCCGAAGTCAATCAATGGCGGGAAGCCGAAATACAGCGTAAGTCTCATCATTCCGAAAGACGACGAAAAGACCGTAGCCGCTATAAAGGCAGCGATCGAAGCCGCTTATAAAGAAGGCGAGAACAAGCTGCGCGGCAATGGAAAAAGCGTACCAGCTCTTTCAGCTATAAAGACACCTCTTCGTGATGGAGATGCAGAGAGACCTGATGATGAAGCATATGCGAACAGCTACTTCATAAATGCCAATTCCGATACAGCTCCCGGAATCGTAGATGCCTCCTGCCAGCCTATACTCGACAGGTCAGAGGTATACAGCGGGGTATATGGGAGAGCAAGTATCAACCTGTATGCTTTTAACAGCAATGGTAACAAAGGCATCGCGTGTGGCTTAAACAACCTTCAGAAAATAAAAGACGGTGATCCGCTCGGTGGTAAATCCAGAGCAGAGGATGACTTCTCAGATCTCGATGATGACGATACTGATTTCCTGAATTGATAACACAGGGTGGCAGGCCAAGTGGTCTGCTGCCCCTTTTCTAAGGAGTAGATAAAATGGCAATTCTTAATACAATAATGTACATTCTTACAATAATCCTGTGTTCTCTTATGTCCTTCGGACTTTTCATGATGATAGTCTGGTTCATCCGGGACGACTTCATCAAGAAGAAGGAATCCGAGAGAAAGGCAAATGACAAGGATCCTAAGAACTCATAAACCCGGTGGCAGTCGGATTACTCTGGCTGCCACTTTTTTCTAATGTGAGGCGATTTATGGATACATATGAAATCGACTTAGAGACATCCAGCGGTGCTGATCTGGCTAAGCAGGGTGTCTACGGCTACGTTGAGGACCCGGAGTTTCGGATTCTGCTATTTGGCATATCAATAAACGGAGGCCCTGTTCGATGCTACGACTTAGCCTGTGGCGAGAAACTACCAGAAGAGATCATACAAGGCCTGGTAGATAAGAATGTGATCAAGTGGGCTTTTAATGCCTCTTTCGAGCGTATCTGCATCAGCACATGGCTCAGGAAAGAGTATCCAGATGTATTCAAAGGCTATGGTGATAGTAACGATACAGTCTCCAAATACCTTGACCCAGAATCATGGAGATGCTCTCTCGTACTATGCGCTTATAACGGGCTTCCGCTCTCTCTTGAAAATGCCGGAGCTGTCCTCGGTTTTGATAAGCAGAAATTAAAAGAAGGTAAAGACCTGATCCGCTACTTCTGTGTACCGTGTAAGCCTACCAAATCGAACGGTGGCCGTACATGGAACCGACCCGGCGATGCGCCTGATAAGTGGGAGCTGTTCAAGAAGTATAATATCCGAGATGTAGAAGTTGAGATGCAGATAACCGAACGGCTGTCAAAGTATATGGTTCCCGACTCTGTATGGGAACAGTATCACCTGGACCAGAAGATAAACGACAGAGGGATCCTCGTGGATAAGACTTTGGCTGAGCGAGCCGTTGATCTTGACGCTAAGGTTAAGACCTCTCTTACAGAAAAACTCATAATTCTTACAGGACTTGAGAATCCAAACTCTGTGGCACAGCTTAAAGGCTGGCTCTCGTCACAAGGATTCCCGATGGAGACCCTCGGTAAAAAAGAAGTCGAGAAAGCTATACCAGATGCACCTGATAAAGTAAAACAGGTACTACTCATTCATCTGCAGCTTGCTAAAAGCTCTGTGAAGAAGTATCAGGCTATGCTTAATAGTGCCTGCTCTGATAACCGCTGCCGGGGTATGTTCATGTTTTACGGTGCAAATCGCTCCGGACGATGGGCCGGACGTATCGTACAACTGCAAAACCTACCTCAAAATCATCTGGATGACCTTGATGCAGCTCGTAAACTCGTCCGGTCAGGTGACTACGATACAATAGAAATGCTATACGATAATATTCCTGACTTGCTCTCACAGCTTATCAGAACTGCCTTTATAGCTCGTCCGGGGTATAAGTTCGTTGTATCTGATTTCAGTGCGATAGAGGCTCGTGTACTCTCCCACCTGGCTGGTGAGAAATGGCGGTCTAAGGTATTCGAAGATGGTGGTGACATTTATTGTGCCAGTGCCAGTAAGATGTTCCACGTACCTGTAGAAAAGCATGGCCGTAATTCCGGGTTACGAGCTAAAGGCAAAATCGCAGAATTGGCCCTCGGTTATGGTGGCTCAGTAGGTGCTCTGACAGCTATGGGCGCACTCGATATGGGTGTAGCCGAAGACGAGCTGCAGCCCCTTGTAGATATGTGGCGGAACTCAAATCCGCATATCGTTACCTATTGGTGGGATATAGATAAAGCTGTAAAGGACTGTATCCAGTACCACATGACGACAAAGGTTGGATGCGTAATCTTCAACTACAAGGCGGGTATGCTATTCATCGAACTGCCTTCCGGCAGACATCTCTCCTACGTAAAGCCTCGGATAGGTATTAACCGCTTTGGAGGCGAGAACGTACAGTACTATGGTGTGGGAATGAATAAGAAGTGGATGCTTATCGACTCATACGGGCCGAAATTCGTAGAGAACATAACACAGGCCATCAGCCGCGATATCCTTTGCAATGCAATGCATAGCTTATCTGAGCTGTACATCTGTGGCCACGTACACGATGAACTTATAATCGAAGTACCGGAAGAAACTGATATGCAGATGATATGTGATATTATGGGACAGACCCCTCCGTGGCTTCCGGGCATTAAGCTCCGGGCAGATGGATATGAAACCAGGTACTATAAAAAAGACTGACATGAAAACAGCACCAGGTATAACCCGGTGCTGCCTTTTTAGTGAGAGTATGAATTTTTTTCTGTAAAAACAGATCTTTCATGAAAAGTTGCAGTGATATAGATTAAAATATTTTAAATATATTCTTCTGTATCACTTGAGTATAATATTGCATAGATCAGCTGTCCTGT